AATCAGGGGCCCAGATGTCTACGGGTACGGGTTCAGGGATAGGTTCGGGGATTGGTTCAGGGGCTACTATTTCTTGCGGCACTTCTTCTTGAACCGCTTCCTCCTGTACCACCTCTTGAGGTTCCACTTCTTGAGGTTCCACTTCTTGCGGCACTACATCTTGTTCTACCTCCTGTTCTATCTCCTGCGGTACTTCTTCAACAACAATCGGAGTTCTGTGGATTGAGGTGAACTTTTGCTTAGCAAATTGTTTTCCGTCATAGATTGCCATGATTGCTTGATTTTCGTAGATATCCTTAGCTATTGGGCTATTACCGCTTTCGCCTAGTTTTTTATCGCCTAGTTCATCAACATTGACAAAAGTCACACCTTGGCTAGTAACTGGTACGGTGAATAATAACGACATGCCTTCGTAATATTTGGTTTTTTTAACGCCAATGGCTGACCTTAGATTATAGGTCGTTGTTGAAGCATCTGGGGCTGTTATTGATTTTGCGGTGTATTCATTTGACCAAACAAGATTAATGTTTAGTTTATTGATTTGTTTAAATAGGCCATCTGTATAAATTGCTTCAACATATTCTCCTTTTGCTAATTTAACCGTTTCCTCAAAGCTGTATTTATATAAGGAAATATACGGTAAAGTACCTATTTGGACTTGCACGATATCCTTGCTATTAATTGGTGAGATGAAGCTTATTTTCATCCCTTCGCAGTAAGCGGTAATTGTCGATAGGTTTGCCGCTCTGATAGTGATTTTATCCGCTTTCGCTTTGATTATTGTATAGCCCTTCACCGCACTATTGCCGAGGCTTTTCATCAGCTTAGCCTTGGTAATGCTGTTATCGATTTTTGCACCATTCTTGCGTATTGGCATTAAATCGTCATCGTCCAATGTCAAGGCTTCGGTTAGTTCAGTAATTTGTTTTCCAGACATATTATTTATTCTTGATGAATGATTCCTAAATGCGTTTTTTTGTTCACAGGTTGGTTAGTATTACCCGTGGTGTTTTGAAGGTGCACAACACTTTTTTCGTTATTGACCACAATGTCGTAACCAGAGTATATACTACCTTCCGTTTTAGAGCTAAAATTGCAATCCTTTAAAACAACTTTACCACTTGCACTTACAGCTATTGCTTTATGCTTCCTGTCGGTGGATGTGACATTTTGCAAATAACAAGAACCATCGTTTCTAGTAGAAAATAATACAGAGTGTGTTGCTTGTGGACTTATCTCTGTATGAATCGTACTATTATACATTCTTTTTTCATTTTGAGGCAGGGCGCCGAAAAGGCAATGTGATGGTAAATCTATTTGAATATATTTAAATGTAGCTTTGTTGATTAAATAACTACCAACAGTAAATAATATATCTGTATGAACATTAAGACCATATTGTGCTTCTACGCGACCATCTTTTGTACAATGAATAACACCTGCATTCTCGGTTGTAACAAAAGTGATAGATGTGTTTTTGCCAAAGGTCAAAATGTTATCATATACTCCGAATGCATAACTAAGTTTGTGTGCTAATTTACAATTTTTTCGGTTAAAACTCATTTTAAAGTTAAAAATAGGGGTATATTTGACATTGCATTGAAAACGAGTAGAATCAAGTTTTAAAGTTACATTATTTTTTACAAATATAGTTATCCATCTTAAATCATCATTTTTTGATTTACTATATATAGATAGCGTACCTTCTGTTGGTACATAGAAATTATTTAGTTCTATAGCAAATTTGTGCCCTCCACCATCTTCGCCATAATCATTAATTAAAGCAGCTATTGCTTTCTCAATTGAATCATACATTGCTTCAAATGTTCCAACAGTAATTGTTTTCTCAAAGATCGGTTTGCCTTTAGAGTCTAGTGCATTGGGGCTAGTTGTATTTGCTGGGTCGTCTGGGTCGCCTGCGTAATCAGGGGCCCAGATGTCTATTTCTTCGGGACCAAGTTGTGGCTCTGGTGCTTGAGCTAAGACCCCAGCTATATCCTCGTGCTCTGGTGCATCTTCAACAATAATCGGAGTTCTATGGATTGAGGAGAATTTTTGCTTGGCAAATTGCTCGCCGTCATAGATCGCCATGATTGCTTGATCTTCATAAACATCCTTAGCTATCGGGCTGCCGCCGCTTTCACCTAGCTTCTTGTTGCCAAGATTATCAACATTGACAAATGTAATACCTTTACTAGTAACTGGCACAGTGAATAATAACGACATGCCTTCGTAATATTGCGGCTTCTGCACACCAATAGCTGACCTTAAATTGTAAGTCGTTGTCGTAGCATCTGGAGCGATTTCTGCCTTGGCCGTATATTCATTTGACCAAACTAAATGGGTATTTAGATTATTGGTTTGCTTAAAAATACTGTTTGTATATACCGCTTCAACATATTCTCCCTTTGCTAATTTAACCGTTTCCTCGGAGCTGTATTTTTGCAAATCAATATAAGATAAAGAGCCTATTTTAATCTGCACAATATTATTGCTAGCAATCGGCGAGATAAAACTTATGCGCATACCCTCATAATAACAATCTACCGCAGTAGCATTTGAAGGCTTAATAGTGATTTTATCCGCATTCGTTTGAATCACCATATAGCCATCAATAGCACTATTGCCTAGGCTCTCTACTAATTTAGCCTTGGTAAGGCTGCGATCAACGCCCATGCTGCTTTTTCGCACTAGGATTAAGTCACCATCCTCTAAGTTTTCCGCTGCTTTTAATTCAGGTAATTGTATTCCAGACATATCTTTCTATAATTTAGTTGTAGTTATTTTTTTCCAAAATTTGCCATCGCTAACAGCAAGGCTAGTTGTATCCTTGACAAAAACCAGTAGACCCTGACACAAAGCCGCATCTGGCAAAACCTGCTTTGTGGCATATTTTACTGGCTGGTTTAAATGTTCGTCTAAATATTCCAGCCATTGACAAGTTAAGTTCTGATGATAATTTACCCATTGCCTCGGCGGCGTTTCACCATACTCCCAGCCAAGTTTCTTTTTAGCTTCTGCTGGTTCGTATCTGTTATATTCCTTGTTGATCGGATTTTGCACATAACTGCTCGCCCATTCAGGGAATTTCTTAGGTTTGATTTTAGGCATTTTTTAATATCTCAGCAAACTTACTGCCCCCCTTAATTGAAAAATCTTTGTAACTCATGATCGTTTCTAATGTTGTGTTTTCATCGACTAAATAATTGCTTTGATCATCCAGTTCTATATCAAATTTATGCACGACTATTTCAGCAAATCCTAAACTCTCCGTTGGTGCTTCAAAATCATCAAAAATAATTGCCATTTCATGCTCAGCTTCTCCCCCGCCTTGTACAGACATTGTAGATGTCCCCAAACTGGTTTTTAACATCAGTAAATCATTTGTTTTACTATTCTCACTAAAACGAAATACATTACTGCTACCTGAATATACCACTATCGGCAAATTCACACCCGCAGGCTTTAATTGCTTGAGTAGATCATTAATAGCAGTGGGTTTACACGTGCTCTCAATATAAATCTGAAAATAAGCAGTGCCGCATTCAAAATACTCAATGCAATTAATCGGGTAAATATTTTGTAAAATAATCAAGATTTCTTCCGCCGTACCACCGCCATTATTTGCAATGATTCTTATCAATATTGATAGCTTGTATTCGTCATCTTCTCGGTAGTTTCTAGCCTCTCCTATTATAGCACCAATTCTATCTAAAAAACAGCCTGTAGCCACTGTTAAATGGTAATTTTCATAAAGAAAATATAGGCGGTTTTCTATTTCCTGCAACGGACCTATTAAAGCCGTCGTTAGTGCGTCGATTGTAGGTCTATTTTTGTACTGTTCTAGCAAATAATTCTTTGCTATTTGCAGATGATTTTGCTCCTGATCAAGATATTTCATCGCTAAAATTCCTTTAAAATAATTTCGATTTTAGAGGAGTCAGTAAAAGCAACTTGCGACTCCTTGATTTTAATATCCGCCTCACCAAGCTCTACCCTTCCTCCTTCTCTGATTGTGCCACCTAGCTCAATAGTTGCCCCAGCTATGCCAAGACTAGAGAATATCGACACAAACAAGGATTTTAGAATGACGTTTTGATTCACCCCTAAAGAATTAATCTGCTGGATGATATTAGCTTTAATTCCTAGCTCAGTATTGGCAATGAAATCTTTGGTTTTTGTGATGGTGATCTTTGCATGAATAAAGCATTTTTCAGGCCTTGAGAAATTGATAATTTGCGTTTTGTTTGTGCTATCTGATACGCCTACAGCAATTTTTCCACTTGTCCGAATACCAGCGGGCTTTTTCTGCCATATAACTTGAGCAATCTCAAGTTCATTACCGCCTGTAACCAATGCTTCAAAGGAATGCGGAGCAATATTATTAACATTTGTTTTGTCTGTAGTGTTTTCAAATATAGTCACTGCCGTTACCGTGTTTAAATTCAGTAAATTAGCAATGATTGCCTCAAGCGTTCCACTGCCACCTAGCTTGATTGATAATTCACGCCGTGCTCGCAGCACCTTGTCAGATTCAAGATCATTACCGATTTTAGCAGCGCTTAAGTTAGTTACAGCAATCCAGCCAGATATTGGCGTGTGAATGTTAGTTAAGGAATGAACAGGCGCGGCAATGCTTCCTTTCTTGCTAGCTATTACATGCGAGTTGTTAGTGATTTCTGATACCGCTATCCCATCCGAAACAAAACAACAAAATTCCTTAAAATAGTTCTTGGCTTTTAAAGTAATGAGTTCACCACTAACATCAGCTTCTATAGGCAAATTAGCAGCGTTTACCTTGGCAGTTAGCGCGCTAGCAATAGAATCTACTGATTCATTCTCACCCTTAATATGCGTAACAACTTGCTTATTAAGCGTCAGCTCATATTTAGCCTTAAAGCCGCTAGTGATTTTAAGCTGAATGCTACAACATTTTTCATTAGTAACAGTTATATCTTCCGTTAAAGCAAAAAGATTATTGCTATTCTTGACTAGAATTTCACTATGCTTTGGTATTTTGGTATAGTTTAAAGCAGTTAATTGTACAATTGCTTCTGAATAGGTCGCACTTGACCGAACTACGCCACTAAGCGCGCAGATACCATCTAAGCTATAACCCTCTGCACTATTAGGGTTGGCAGCGTTATAGATAGCCACCATCTGCTCCCAAAGATTAGCCTCACGTTCTGCAAATACCGCAATGATATTAGCAAAAACCGATGGGGCTAAAAGATTGATCTCACCCAGTGAGCTAATTAAAGATTGCTCAATCTCCTTCTTGATTTCAGCAAATTGTTTTGCAGCAAAGCCGTTGGTTAAATTCATCTATACCTCTATTTTTAAAACATTATTTGCATCGTCGATGATGTTCAATTGAACGACTAAAACATTGTTCTGCTCGTTTAAATTTAAATTCAGCTCGACCAACTCCTTGACTCCATCAACTTTTTTAATAGCATTAATTAATATGGCTTTGACGCTATCTATCGAGTTCTTTTGTCCTAAAATTTCTTGATAATATGGAATCCCTAAATCAACGTTTAAAAACCATTCGCCCTTGAAAGTTAATAAGGCCTGCCTTAAACGCTGCTCTACTATTTCCGAATCTGCTGTTAATTTTAAGTCAAACCCTTCAATTAAAAGGTCCCTGTCTTTGCCCAGTTTTAAGTCTCGCATGTTTAAACCCCCGTCCCCGTGATACTAGGAATAACTATAGTTGGATTGCTGCCTGCCTGAGCCTCCTTGTAACTATGTTTGTGCCTAGCAAGATCAATTCCTGCACTGGTTTTAATAGTTGCCCCTTTAATTGTAGCGTTGCATGTAACATTACCTTTGAGGGCAGAGCTGCCAGCAACATCGATATTGCTCTCCAATTTAGCCCTCCCTTTTAACAGCGAGCTACCAGACACCTCAATATTACTCTCTAATTTAGCCGCCCCTTTTAACAGCGAGCTACCTGTGATCTCAATATCGCCTTCAATTTTCATCTTGCCTTTTTGGGTAAATACAGGGCTTTCCGTTTTAATCTCACCACTAGCTTTGATATTGGCATTCGTGCAGTTAATCACTACATCTTTTGCCTTAATGTTTAATTGTTCCGCGCTCTCAACATTAATGCTCTTGCTCGCTTTAATACTTGCCCCGTTGCACTCAATGGCGATCTCTTCCGTTTTGATATTTAATTGCTTGGCCGCATTAAGATCAATGATCCCGTTTGGCTTTAGTGTGATTTCCGAACCAGCATAATCAATTAGCAAATCAGTATTGTTTTTAGCAGCTGATTGCTTAGTGAATCGGCTCAGGCCCATAATTGCCACAGCGTCGTTTAAACTATGGATACGTATAGTTTTTGGAGCTTGGTTTGAACTGCCAAGTAACCAGTTGCTAATGTCCCTATCGGCAAAAAATACCACACAACTATCACCGCGCAGCACAGGCATAGTAATGGAAGCACCACCAGATCGCGGGAAGATTACGGGCAAATTGGTCAGGACAGGATAATCTAAAGAACTCCCATCCTCGTACAATTCACGCATATCAATCTTCACGCTAGCTTTTTGTGTTTTAAAATCATACTCCTCAATCGTAGCTGGCATCGCTACCCGAATCGCGCTAGATATTTTTCTAGTTAATGCCTTGATGATTTCCGCCTCACTCATGCCGCTTCTACCTCCATATTGCTATACCAATCATTGCCCCGAGTATCGCCGCTATGTGTTATTTTCTTGATTTTAAAGCGTCCATTAACGTCACGGCTTTCTACCGCTATTAAGTCGCCAATCTGCAAATGTGGCTGCAAAAAACTATGCACGATGTAAATACCTTGCGGCGGTATTTCTGACGAGTTGGTTAGTTTACAAGGGCATTTTTTAAGCATTTCAGGAATGAGAATCAAACCACTCTCCGCGTTTAATAACATGATCTGATTCGAGCTATTTTGTTCGCTACCTTGTATTAAAATCACTCCCCCTTGAATCGACCAACTAAAACCAAAATTATAGCTCAGCTCATCAAGTACTAAATCAACCGCGCCCATTGATGAGTAACCATTTTGTACAACAGCGCTAGTGTCGACAGCAACGCACTTAAACTTAAATCCTGATTTTTCTTCTAACCCCCGCAGCACATCAAATAAGCGAACCTCTTTGTCGTAGCTAAGGGACACAGGTTTTAGTTTGATTTTCTGCCTACCCTCAGCAATATGTATTTTGGTGATAGTTTCAGTTTTATTACGGCTGGTAACAACGCTAGCAATATCACCTTGGCCTATTTCAACAAGGCCTTTATTCTGCGCATAGCCCGCAAATAAGCGTACCAAAGAATTGCTTGCCGTAATCAGGCTTCTAGTTGCAGGAGTTAAATTATGTATTTCGATTTTGCCAGTATTTTCCTTGGCATTAGCCGATTTAATTAGTTCAAAACTAATCTTGCAATTCTCAATCTCTAGCTGGTTGTCACCATCAATTACCACGCGACAAACCCGATTAAAATATTGCTTCATACGCTTAAATCTCCTCTTGATATATGGTAGAGTTTGACATTGCCATTATTCATATTTTCAAAACTGATGCGTTCGATATTGTTATTTGTCGCAGCAATTAATAGGCAATCAGGTTTTAGAGGGTGATGACAATGTTGCAGCAAGTCGACATTCAGCATTAATTGCACCCCTTGAATAATCACCTGCTCATCATAATTAATGCTAATCATCCAGCTATTATTGCGGTTATTCCACGCCACTTTAAAACGATA